GCTCTCGCCGTCCATCTTCTTGAGAGCGGCCCGGAAGTCCCGCAGCCCCTCTACCTTGATCGGCTTGACGTTCATCGGCTCCGGCCGGCGTTCGCTCGAGCGTGCATATCCTCGAGCGCGTCCACGGCAGCGAAGTAGGCGCCCCACTCCACCACCTCAGCGTTCGGCAGGGCCCGGACGGCGTGCAGCGGCATCCCGATAGTCTCCGCCACGCGGAAGTCCAGACTATCCCGCTGCCCTAGCATCAGCTCCCGTCCGTACCTTTTCCCAGCTCCCCGTCCAGCCCCGACGCTCGAGCGATTGCCGACACGAGCGCGTCCACCACCGCGGACGGCGCCGACCGATGCCACTCCGCCGCCTCCGCGGCCGGCGTGTCCGTCGCATAGGCAATCATCCGCGCCTCGAGCGCGCCGATACCCTCAGCGTCCGCCAGCTCGCGCAGCTCGAGCGCTTCGCCACGCGACAGTCCGCGCACGTCCACGCTCGAGCCACCCGGCAGCTCCACGGTTTCGCTCTTCCGTTCCACCTTCGGCAGTCCCATCGGTGTCCCCCCGTTGCGTTTCGCCGTACCCTACGGGGCGAACGTGCCCTTAGTCACGTCCCCCGTGACCTGCAGCTCCGCCGTGAAAGCCACCACGTCACCGACCGGAGCCGAGACGGCATAGCTCGAGACGAAGCACGAGCCCGAAAACTTGATCGCGCCGGAGCCGCTACCCTCCGGCCCGAACTCGAAAGCCACGGACGCCTCCGCCTGCACCTCCGCGCCGAGCACGGCGTCCGGGCCCGTGCTCGCCGTCGAGTCGAATCGACCCGAGAGCGAGAGCGTAGCGTCACGCTGCCCCGGGATGTACGTCTTGCCGTCGTTCCCGAGAGTCGAGGTGTCGGCCATTTCGGGGCCCCACGTCATGCTCACGGAGTCGCAGAAACCGGACAGGTCCACGGCATCCACGGACACATAGCTGTTCTTACCGTGCACGAAAGCCATTAGGCGATAACCTCCACTTGGAATGTCGCGGCCAGTAGGTCAACCGCTGCCACTGTCACCTCTACCGGCTCCGCGCTCGTCACGCGGACCGACTGCGCGGAACCGTCCAGCGTCGGGTCCGCCTCGATAGCGGCTTTCACGCTGCCGGCGCCCGTGCCGCTCATATAGCCGGCGACAGTCTCAGCGCTCACGCGGTCCACCACTCGAGCCGAGAGCACCCAAACGGGGATCGTCAACCGGTCGGCGCCGCGCGCCAGCGTCACGTCGAACTCCACAGGCTCCGGCAGTCCCACGATGGCAGCCGGCGCGCTCACGGCGTCCGCGGGATAGGGGTAGACACGGAGCCCGTCGATTGTCTCGAGCGCGGAGCCGATGGCAGCCATGACGGCCCACACGTCCGCCGGCACTAGACCGCGCCCCACACTCGCCGGTAGCCGGCCAGGAGTAGCGCTACGTCCGGGTCCAGCCGCGCAAGCAGCCGAACCTCAGAGCCGATATCGGGGGAGCCGGCGACTCCGAAAGGTGCATCCTTACGCCGGAAGAATCGCGTTGCCTGTATGAGCGTGGCTTGCTCCACGGAGTCCGGCACGGCCGACCATCCCCAGGTCGCCGTAATCTCCACGGCGTCCTCTGTTGACGGCAGGGTCACGGAGCTTCCGGCCACGAGCAACGTCCACGGCTTGCTGTCCCCCGGAGCGTTCCGGGGGAGTAGCGCGTAGTCCGTGCTCAGCGTGAGCGCCACGTCCCACGTCCCCTCTGTTGCGCCCACCGCGGCCACCTCGAGCCCCGTGGTGGTCGCCAGGTCGTCAATCACGACCACCCATCGGCGCCGGTCCACGTCCCACCGGGGAGTGAAGTAGCGCGCGGCCGGCGCCGCAAGCTGCCCGAACTGCCGGCCGCAGTAGTCATCTATGGCTCTCGAGGCTCCCGACAATGCGAGCTGCAGCGCCACGTCATCGTCCGTGTCCGTCAGCCGGAGCACGGATTTCAGCGTGGAGAGAGTCACATAGTCGGGAGCCCAGGGCATGAGAGTCGGGGGGTTCCCTCTGCCCCTACTGCTCGCCCGTCAGAGCCACGTACGCGTTCGGGTTCTGCACGTTGCCGTCGGCGCGAGCCCACGCGGTGTACTCCACCTGCCCGTACTTCGCACGGCTGTACGGGTCCACGATGACCTGGACGGCCTGGACGCGGCGGACGATGTACCCCTCGCGCAGATTGCCGAAGGCGCCCCAGTTGACCGTGTTGTTGTCCGGGTCCACGTCGGGAAACGCCTGGTCGATGACGACCGGGAAGCCCAGGAGCGAGCCACCGGGCATCGCACCCTCGAGCCCGGCATCGGACGGCATCCACAGCGGCCGGCCGTTGAGGTCCTCGAGCTTGCGAATGGTCGCCAGGGTCGAGTCGTTGAATGCCCACACGGCTCCGGGCCGGTAGTCCGGGTCCACGGAGTGAACGAACGTCACGAGGTCGGCGTACTCGATCCCAGCCGTATCGGCCGCAATCTCGATGCCGGTCTTGCCGTGAATCAGCCCCTTCGGCTGTCCCGAGCCGTTGCCCGTGACGAAGTGTGCCGACTGCGCCCGCGCGATACGGACGCCCATCGCCCGCGACAGGAACGCGCCGATGTCGAACGCGCTGTCCTGCAGCAGCTCCACCGAGACGCGAATCGGCTCGTTGCCGGCGCCGCCGGACATGTACTTGTAGGCGCCGAGCGTCACCTGCCCGAACGTCACGTCCGCGCCGGCCGCAAACGTGCCCTCTTCGGCCACGATCTCACCGACGTTCGCCGTGTCGTCCACGGTCGGCCACTCGAGCGGGTTACCGCTCGAGGTGTTCAGCGTCTCAACGGCGTTCGCCACGCCGCCGAAAGCCACCATCCGCTCCGTGAGCTTCTGCAGAAAGCCGGTCGGCACGAGGTAGCCACCCTCAGACGGCGTGCCCGTCTCGTGCGCCCGCAGCTCCGCGAGGTCGGCCGGAGCGATCCCGGTCCGCAGGTACGCGTCAAACGCGCGCTGCAGCTCGCCGTCACCCTCGCCACCCGCCGCCGTCTCGACCCTCGAGCCCGGTGCCGGCGTGGTGTAGGCACGCTGCCGGCTTCGGACCTGCACGTCCCGGTCGATGGCCTGCAGCTCACCCTCGAGCTGTTCGTACCGCTGCACCTCGTCATCCGTCAGCGCCCGACCATCGGCCTCGTCGATGATGGCCTGCAGCGCCGCGAGAATCTGCTCACGGTCCACGTTCACCCTCCGTTTCGGATTCGTCTGCGCGCCCGGACAAGCTGCCCGCGCCCGTTCCCGCCATCCCACTCCACTCCGTCCATACTACGGAGCGCCACGGCCGTCCCATCGTACGCCGGGAACGTCACCACGGACACGTCCAGCAGCCTCGAAACGCGAGTGTGCGTACGAACCTGCCGGCCGTCATTCGAGCGCGTCCATCGGTCCTCGCCGGGAATGAACCCGAACGATCCGCCGTTGAGGTCGCCACGCCGTACCAGCTCGCGCACGTCCCGCGCAGTCGAGGTGTCCGGCAGGTCCACCACCACGGCCAACCCCTCGTCCCGGGCCTCCACCTCGAGCGTGCCGTTACCCTGCCGGCCCAGGAGGAGATTCGGGTCATGGTTGACGAGCATCCGGGCATCCGATTCGGCCAGTACGGCGTCGAAAGCGTGCCGGTCCATACGCTCGAGGTGGCCGCGGAGCACGGCCGCACGGTCGAATACCGCGACAGTGCCGGCCAACTGACCCTCCGACACGTCCACGGAGCGCACCTCAGCGTGGAAACGCTCGAGCGGCACGGCTTAGAGCGCCCGCGGGATCGAAAGGAGAATGGCGGACACGATCACGTCCGTCTCAGCTCCGGCGCCCGTGAACGTGACCCGGAGCCACGGCATATCGGGGTTCGGCAGCACGGACACCTTGCGGCGGACCACGCCGGCCGTCTCGCCGGTCGCGGCCAGACTGCCGACCGTGGACGCCGTGGTGTAGACGCCGCCGGAGGTGGCGGACTCTTCCACGACCCACGTTCCCCCGGTGTTCGTGGCCTGCGTCTCGAACGCGTCCAGCACGAGCACGTGACGGGCGCCGGCTTCGAGGTCGCTCAGATCCACCGGGGTAGACACCTCCGGCGTTGCATCGGCCAGCGTGGCCGGCTCGAGAATGCCCGTGATGGTCACGAGCGGCGCCAGGTCGTCATTCTTCACTGTCAGCCTCCACGGATGCGGCCGGCGTTGCCGGTCGGTTCAGGATACGGCGCCCCTCTTCCACGGTCAGGAGCCCCGCGTCAATCTCGAGCGCCATGCTCTCCACCTGTTCACGGGGAGAGCCGGCCAGGAGCCCAGCGTAGTCGAACTCCGCCGTGCGGGTGGGGCCCGTCAGACGGGTCAACCGCTCCGCCACGCGCGTAGTCCACGGCACGAGGGTAAACCGCTGCAGTCCCCGGATCAGCTCCGCGATACCGCTGCCCCAGCTCGAGGCGCCGTCTTGAGCGAGTAGCACCTTCGGGACGCCGTACAGCCGCGCGATTTCCTCCACTTGGAACGCGCGGCTCTCGAGGAACTGAGCATCTGAGCTGTTCATCGTCCACGGCGTGAACCGTAGGCCGGCGTTCACCACCGCGAGCCCGCCGGCACGGTGGGCGCCCGTGACGTTCGCCCGGAAGTCCGCGAGCACCCTCTTCGCGTCCTCTTCCGTGAGCGTGTCATCCCCGGACACGAGCCCGCCCATCAGGAGCCCCGATTGGAACATCCGCGCGGCTGCCCGGTCGGCAGCCATCCCGGTCCCGAACGCGCGACGGGTGGCGCCAATCGGCGTGAGTCCCACGTCCCCGTCCATACTCAGCGCCGGGATATGGGTCAGGTCGTCCGGCCCATAGTCGCGCGTAGTGCCGTCCGCCAGCGTCACGCGCACGACCTTGAGCCCGTTCACGCGGAGCACCTGACACGCGGGAGGGTTCAAGAGCTGCATACCCACGATTGCGCCGCCGGCCTCCGAATACAGGTGCAGCCCGAACGCGTTTCCGTGGAGTAGCAGGTGGGCAAAGAGCGTCTCTTTCCACTCGAAAGAGGTGGGCCCGTCCGGTCCGCCCGGGTCGTCCAGCCACGACGGCACGCGCTCGCGCGTGTCATCCGGCAGCGTCCGGTACGTCTTGAGCGGCAGCGTGGCGGCCGTGCCGGCGATAAGCGAGACGCAACGGAACACGGCCGTCAGAGCCATCGCCGTCCGCGCCGTCACCATTTCGCCGGCAGCATCATCCGGGGTGACTCCGAACCACTCCGCCAGCTCCGGGGAGCCGATGGACAGCTCGAGGGATCGGCGCTCAGAACGGAAGAGCTGCCCGAGTGGGACAGCCTCCGCCGTCTGCCACGCCGTCCGCGCTCGAGCCAAGAGGTTCACGGCGCGCAACCTACCGGGAGCATCGGACGGCACTAGGCTGTCCACACCGTGACGGGTGCGCGCGGCTTCACGGCTGCCAGGGTCGCGGCCCGGTCATAAGCCATGATCGCGGCCACGGCAGCGTCAATCTTCCGCCGGCTGTCTTTGTGCTCTTTCGACACCTGCCCGTTCGGTCGAATCACACAGTTGCCCACGTGGCGCTGCAGTATCGGATTCTCGTCGTGCCGTAGCTCGCCGGTCACCACGGCCTCATAGAACCGTTGCGTGGCCGGCACCATCCGGGCCGGCGTTTGCGGGTAGCTCAGGACCGGCACGCCGT